CGAATACCGGGGCCTGTGGAGAAGGTTTAGGCATAGTTGTCGACTTCCCTGTTCTTGTATCAACAGGATTTTTTTTGTTGTTCGTACTGCTGGCCATGTCAACACCCCCTCTTGTCAGCGATATTAAATAGTATAACTATAATCGTAAGTTTCTGTGCCAAAAGTAGAATAGAACATATCTTCAATACGTGCGCCGATTCTGTAAGTAGCGTTGTCAACCATGCCTTTTAAGTAGAAATAACTGGTTGTGGAGAAGTCTATTGTGGTAAATCCGATACGATATGTTTTGGCGCTGCCCGCTGTTCCCGGATCCCAGACCGTCCCGATTAAAGTACCGCCATAATACAAGCCCAGTTGTCCAGAAGCACTTCCCGAAGAACGGACACCCTGTATTTTAACATAAACATAAGGCGCGTCTTTACGCAACGACAGAGCCAATATATCTGTTTCTGTAGTAGCTGTGTGTCCTAAAAACCACGACGCCCATGAAGTATTATTGGCTGGTATCCATGTGTGTCGGACATGAGCGTTACGCGAAACAACAGGAACGCCATAAGTGACCGTGCCGCCGGGCAATGCACTAACAAGCACTGCATTGTCGTGCCAAGTAACAGTAGTGCTGCTGGATGGGCGAGAAATAAGCGGGTGGAAATAAACTATTTCATAAGCATATGGTATTCTCACATATAGTTTCACTTCTGTCGCGGACGTCGTGTTTTGTGTCAAAACTGCTGCGAAATCTTGATGTGTTATAACTCCGCCAGCTTGTACGGCAAGTTGGGTGAGCAGGTTTATTATTGGCGGCGATCCGAGCGCGGCCTGTTGTTTAACCCGGAGAGTCACGATGCCTGCGTTAGACGGGGAGGAAGTATTATAGCCGTAAACAAAAGAAAAGGCTCCAGTAAAAAAATGATATTGTGCAGATATTGTAACTGTAGCTAAATGCGCCCAATAACCACTATAACTTGCACCTGTGTTTTGCGTCTGATACCCATTCGCCATAAAATACTTTCCAGAAAGGCCACCAGACAGCGCATCATTCTCTTTAACTAAAAGCGTACCGTTAACAGTCGGTGTTGTCTTGAAATCCAATACATTACTATTATACGGTAATGTGGCAACCAAGGATTTTGTCGTACCGTCCGTACAATAAATATTCAAAGCGTCGTCGATAGCCGTTGACAGACCAAGGTTCGGCATGGTGTTGTCTTTATAGAACAAGCCTACACCACGTCCGGTAGTTATGTCTTTTAAGCCAATGTGTGCAGGACTGTCTATAGAACCAACAGTCTGTATGCTATTTGTAGACAACTCTGCTTTGTTGTTAAGTTTTGTAGCGTGCGAAAAATCAAGATAATACGTAGTGCTGCTATCTATCAACAGTTTCCCAGCGGCCAAATCCGCAATCTCAGTGTCGGACAGGGCGCGGTTGTAAATGAGTATTTGGTAAAGTTTTCCTGTCAGATAACCAGCGTTAACGCCTGTGTAGCCCAAGTAAATTGTATTGTCTAACACACATGTCATAGGAACAGAACTCTGGCTTGCTCCAAGAACACCATCTGTATAAACTTTAAATATACTGCCTGCTTTATAAACCCCTGCTACACTAAATAAGTTAGGGTTTACAGCAATGGTACTATCGCATGAAACATAATTAGCGCCGTCACAAACTGTAAATCTCGGCTTCCACCCATAAGAATTGCTAAAGAACCTTAGCAAAAACCCTTTCTGGTTCTCACTTACAAACGAATTCCAGTTACTTATAAGCGGGATAGATGTAGTAAAAACATTCTTAGTTATCTGACCAGCTTTGACAAAGATAGTAAATTCTTGTGGGTTAACTACATTTTGTGGTATCGTCACCGTCTCCCCAGCCCTCGTCCCATCCACAAACGTAGTGGCGTAGGGCTTTTGTTCGAGTTGAGGGGCAGTAGCATAAAAAGTCACTGCTTGACCAACCGCTGTCAATACCCCGACACGTATTTTAGCGCCGCTACTATTTGTCCCACTAACCGTATACCTTACCCAGCTATTACTTAAAGTGATGGTGGCCGAACGTGTTTCTGCTAGCCAGTTGTCGCTTGAATCACGTTCAGATATAAACAGCTGAACCTGACCAGAGCCTTTAAGATAGACAGAAAAAGTGTAGGATTGTCCCGTTGTTGCTGTAACACTCGCATGCCCAAACCCGGAACCAGTTGTGGCAGACGTGTCTACCTGAAGCATTTTAGTGTTCGGGAACATACTCCCATCTAAATTAGCGGTTAAAGTAGCTGATTGGTAAGACAAAACGCCCGACGTCGTTAAATACTGAATGTTAGTCAACAGATTCGTCGTTCCCTCTTCAATCAACAACCCTTGCCCCGGTACTATCCGGGGTACTCCGCTGTTGTAAAAGTTGCCATTATCGTCATAGGCAGAGCTGGTGCGGGTGAAAGAGGCGTCTTTCAGCCGGTAATCTCCCATTTAACTATTCACCACCTTTATTACAAATTCCGAAGAAGCGCCGTCATAATACAGGCAATATTTATTGGTTAAATACAGAGCAGGTGTGGCCCCGCCTAACGTCAATGCGCCGGTCATAGAATCACCGGCTTTATTAACAGCGTCGGTGATACCATAACCTACCAAAGTAGTCGGGTTCGTACCAGAAGTAACACGTCCGTAAGAATCAACAGTTACTGATTTATACGTGCCGGGTGTAACAGTGGAAGTAGCAACATCTATAAAATTACCAGTTTTAGTAAGTCCCGCACCAACAGTAATCTGTCCAGCTCCGCTAAATTGAACAAAAGTCAAGGACGTGGTTCCTAAAGTAACAGGGCCGTCAGTTGTTAAAACCCAGCCGGAGTCTTTATTAACCGTACCTTGTTCTACAAAAACAAACATACCGGACGTAAGTTTAGTAGCAGTATCGGCGTCTGTTGCTCTTGTCCATGCGCCGGAATTTGCTACATAAATACCGTTCTCAGCGGCGTTTGTTTGATTTTTTACCAGTACACGATCGCCAGTAGATAATGATATACCATCAATTGTCTGTAAACCAGACAATGTAATATTGGCGGTTGTGGCAACCTTTACAGACTGCTTAACATCCAAGCCTTGTAAAACAGAATCGACGTATGCTTTCGTAGCAACATCCTGTGCTGAAGCAGGGTCTGTGGCCTGAAACCGTCCATTAGCATCCCGTTGTACTATTGTATGGGCAACAGCCCCTGTACTCGGCTGCATACCGTCCAACACGTCTGCGTCCAAACCGGAACCGGCACCGTCGTTGCCCGGATGCCACGGGGTATAGCCTAAATGAGAAACAACAGCTCCGCTTGCTATCTTTGCCGCAGTTACTGCACCATCAGCAATACCGTTCGTCTGGATTTGAGGAGCGTCGTCAGCGGCACCAGTATGACGATGGCCGGTAGAGCTGTTAAACTTACTCCAAATACCAGAAATAGTAGCTACAGGCGATAACCACCAGTCGGACTGTCCTGTGATTGCCTTTATACGGTTCGTCAGCCATGAAATAAACACCCCGTATTTAGCGGGGCCGGAAGAAGTAGGTGCGTTTGTCTGATCTGCTGTAAATGCGGCCATGTTGCTATCGTCAAGTTGGCCATTAATAGTGGTATAAAGAACGTCAAAGTTATTATCCACCTCGTCGGGACTAATAATTTGCCCGAGTTTGCCCGGCCCAAAATCGTGCGGTTTATTCACGAGTGCCATTATATGCTCACCTTCTTTCCACGAGGCTCTTTTATTCTGTAAACAAAACTAAAACCAAAAACACCAAAACGAGAATTACTCTTTTCTATAAATTGCAGTTGTAGATAACGAGATTTTCCTTTGATAGATACTTCATACACATCTACGTCTGTTGGTAGCTGCCAAACCGCGTTACCCCACGTAGCCGAACCCCAAACAGGGTATTCGCTCTTAAAGAGATCCAGAGTGCCTTTAAAAACATAAGCACCGAAGTCGTGAGAGATATAAATCTTTAAGTCTGTATGTCCAGTCTCTTTACTCAACACAAGAAACGCCTTTTTCCACTTCTTAACAACCTCATCTGTATTCACCGCATACACTTTTGTACGTACAATCGTTTCAATAGGCGCGCCGTCGTCACTATAACAGTCTCTATCATTTATGAAAATATAACCGTCCTCCGTCGCATACAGATAATTGTATGCTTTCTGTTGTAGATAAACAGGCCTTATGCCTTCCCAAACAGAAAAACCCTTATTACGACTGTCATACATAAAGACATTATGACTACCGCTCGTGTTAAACGGCGCTGTCAATAAATACATATCATCATAGTTTATAGCAACGCAAGAGGTTGGGGCGGTGATGTTTCTTATATACGACTCTACTGGTACTGATATAAGCTGTGTATTCAACACATCTTTAACAGTGGTAGGTGTTAATACACGAATACCGTCTCCAGAGAGAAAATAGACATCGTTACCAATCAAGGCTACGCTATTAGGAGCAATACAACCGTATTGACCATTAATATTGCGCTGCTCAAAACCGTCTACTGCCGGATCTGGGGACGAACCAAGTAAACAATGAATACTGTTTTCTTTAAATACCACCAACATCCGGTCAAGGTAAGGTATTATTTGTGTAATACCATATCCATCTTGGGCAGCGAAATCAAGATCCGCTGCTTCCCAACCATTTGCCCCGGGCGTAAAGTTCTCCGGGGCAAGTAGTTGAGAATAACTCAGGCGTGAAATCGCCCCCGGTTGATTTGCAACAAATAGCCTGTTTTGATACCAAGCCATGTAGCGACCACGCGGAATAGAAGGCGTCTCGAAAACATTCACACCGTCCCACTTAAAAACAGGGTCGATGCCGTTTGTCATATATAAAGCGCCCATTGCGGGACAATAAGAGGTTATTGGGCCGCTCAACCCGGTTTTTATAGTCTCATAAACGCCGTTTTTAACCACATAAACAGCTGTGTTTGTCGAACAGACAAGTAGTTCTTCTTTAGCAGGTGTGGTGAAAATGAACATGGACATAATCGCAACAGGGGCTGAGTTCTCGGTGAGTTGGGCTGTTATATATTTTCTATGTCCCCAGCGCTTCATCCACGCACCAGAGGTTCTAAATACTATGTTTTGTAAAAACACGCCCTGCGTGTCTGCAATGCGAATGGGGCTTGTTGTGGCGTCCATCCCATCAAACAGCCCCGCTAGGCCCCACACACGCCTTCCAGAAGATAGCAAATACTCCCCCACAACATCACCCCCTTGTGCGCACAACGTCCCAAGTAAATGTGCGATAATTTCCTCGTTTCTTACGCATATAACGCATAAAAATTGTAAATAACGTATCGTATTCCCGCTGAATAGAAGCAAGTCTTTCTGTTTCTTCCTCTATATCCAAGTATTGTAGACACGCATATAAAACAAGAAGGTTTTGAAACATCGGAGGAACCTCCGGTTGTTGTGTAAGGTCGTTGGTAGACAAAGATGCCGGAAGCCTGTGGTACCACAGCAGTAGAACGTCATCTGTAGTAGGGGCGGGGAGTAGTTGTATTTTATTATCAAATACCTTGTATCCGCTTCTGTCAAAAACATCAAGAGTCAAACGAGGGAGTGCGACCGACTCTGATTGATATTTTGCTTGTATAATAGAGTTAGGTAGTGCGTTACTGGGCAGAGTATAAGTATCTATCCCGCCCGTAACCGGAATTTCTGTATACGCTTCTAAAAGAAGATGCGGGGCCAATTCAAGTAGACATAAATTAAACCAGTCCACAGCAGTCTGTATGGAAACAGACTCGTCTAATTTTTGGTTCACCCGCCCCACTAACTCATTTACTGTCAAAGGACACACCACCTTTCACAGGCCGCTATACGTCCCCGCCAGCCGCCTTAGTCCGTTTAGCCTTCCCGCTCAAAACCACCTTGTCGCCTTCTTCAATCTTTGTAATAAAAACGCCATACAGGTCACTTTTCTCGATGGCTTGAATTGTTTTCTTGTCGTCAGTAGTCAGGTAACCATCAGTGAAAGTAACCAGTTTCTCACCATCATGTAGCATAAGTCCCATATATTTACTTGCGTAAGTTGCCATAATAAAATACCTCCTTATTGTAATTAAAGGGGCGGTTTCCCGCCCCTATACTATAAACTACGCCTTAGCATTTGCGCCGATAATCAGACCGTGGGTTTTCGGCAGTTTCAGTTCCAGACCAGCCTCTGTCAGGTACTCATCCAAGAAGTAGTCAGCATCAGGCGGCTGAATCTCGGTATTCAGTTTAGTATCCCGGCCCTGCAACGGACGATACGCCAGATTTTCAAGGTCGAGAATAATGCCGTACTTAGCATAGGCATTTTCCAACAGAGGATGCTTGACCAGATTCAGCTCGCCGTGAGCAGAAATATAGGTGTAAATTTTCAAACCGTACTCGGCGGCTTTGGGGTTCAGTTGAATCTTGTCTCTCCCGTAGGAGTTGATGACAGTAATCAACCGAGGGCCGGCCAAGCACAGCTTGGAGCTGGAACCATACCGGAACAGGGTCTCCAGATATGCTTCCAAGGTATCCTCGCTTAAAATACCGTTAGCGGACACGTCCAGTACGTTGCTGGCCCCTGCGGTCAGGAAGGACAGAACGCCGCCAGTGGTGCGAATAACATCGCCGTTGGATACGGTTTCGGACTTCTCACCAAACAGAAAGGCCCGCTCAATATCAACAGCGTGCTCAATAGCCTTCTTGCGCCGCTGATAGGTACGCTCGTCGCCAGTATGCAGATTAGACGCAGCCAGAGTCTTGGACACCTTGACAGAGGTCTTGAAGATCTGGGTATAGTTGAAGATGGTGGCAACCTGTGTGCTCTGAGCTTCTACAGCCAGACCACCTTCTTTGTTAGCATTGCCCAGAATCAACAGGGTGTCGTTATCCTGCAGCGCTGCGGCAGCAGTGGTACCAACACCACGGACTACGGTCAGGGTGTTTCCAGATACGGCAGTTACCCGCATTACTTCGCCAGTACGGGGTACCTTCACGATGTCGCCAACCTTAAACAGGTCACCGGTGTCTACAACGATAGAGGTGGCGCTGTTAGAATAACCAGCAGCGTTGTTAACAGCATCCCATCTGGCTTGCAGGTCGTCCTCAAACCAATGGAAAATAGGGTTAGTAGCCACCTTCTTGTTCAGTCTCCGCAGCAGGGCGGTGAGAGGGGCTTTATCGGGTTGAAGTAGGGCAATCTTACTGGAGACATCAATCTCCCGTTGGGTCTGGTTAATATTCATTGTTTGTTGCATACCATTAATCATGTTCGGCATTGAAAATCAGCTCCTTTCTAAAATGGTCGGTTATTACCTCCCCCAAAAATACTGTCGAGCAATTCCTCGGTAGGTGTTTTCTGGGGAGGTTGTGCTTTACTTTTTTGTCCTTCCACGAAAGCTGCCTGTTTAGCGGCCTGTGTATTATAAGCATCTTTGGCCCCGGCAGCCCGTGCTTCAGCGAGGGCCTTTTCCGCATAGCGGGCCTTAGCAACGGCATAGGCAATATCTACCGCGTTAGGTAACTGCCACAGGGCAGGGTTTTCTTGAAACACTTCCGCCAAAGTGGGAGCTACCTCATCAAAGTGCGGGTCTGTTGCCTTCATGCGAGCAAGCTCGCTCTGCAAACTCAGCTCCTCTACTTTTGAAGTAACAGGGGCAAGATACTGTTGTAAGAGGTTTAATGCGGCTTGTTGTGCATAATACTGCACAGCCTGAACAAACTGGTCTTGCGGGCCTTCTTGCCCGACAGAGGACTGTTGTTCTTGTGGGGTGTCGGTATACAGTTGGTTTTTCAGTTGAGCCAGCTCTTGTGCCAAACGAGTGCTGTAGCTCTGAGCGTGGAGGTATGCCTTTTCAAGCTCCTCCGGACTTTTGTACTTACCGGCCCACACACGCTGTTCCTCTTGACCAGTTGCTGCTTGTTGGTCGCCGTGTCCGGTTTCTACGGGGGCGCCGTTGTCTGCGACATCATCGGCCCCGTTGGTAACATCGGCGTGTCCGGCATCGCCGGGGCCATCATTAGAAACGGGGGTGTCGAAAATGTCGTCAACATTATCAAACATAAATCAAACCTCCTTATTTTTCCTCCGTCCAGCGCTCTACCTGTGCTAACAGGGAGCGAAGGGCGGAAATAGTACCCTGTAACTTAGTGACCTCAGCGAGAGTTGTAAACTCTCCTCGTTCAAGTTGGTTACGACAAGTTTCTATTTTGTCTATGATAAAGTTTTTAAAAATAAACCAGCCGTGAGATTTCGTCATGTCTCGAATCAGTTCTTGCTGATCACTGTTGAGTTTCATCTATGGCCCCTCCTAACATCGCACCCAGCATATCAGGAGGCACGGTTTGTTGATCAACCGCTCCCGAAGCCATAGGCTGTTGCTGTAAAACAAGTCTGTCAGTATCCTTGAGATTGGCAACCTCAAGAATCTTCTTGATAAACTCAGGATGGTTGATATAAGGACTGCCTTGTAGATTGGCATACAGCTGGGTAAGTTGATTAAGACGCGCATCACGGTTAACAACAGGTTCAACAGTGGAGCCAATAGCCATAACGTCAAACTGGCCTTTGATGTCATCCGGGCCTATAGTATTAAAAAACATACCGTCCGGCCCTAATATGCGGATAACCCGTTCTTTATCAATAAATTGCTGGTTCAGTTGTACCAACAACGACCCGAGTCTCCGCAAACCCATATCCTCCATTAACTGAATTTTTAATTTGAAACGCTCGTTTGCGGCAGATGACAGGATAGATGCGGTTGTAGCTGTTTCTCTCCTGTCCGTGGTCTCGCCACGAGCGTAATCATACACGCCGGTGGTACGGTCAATATCTCGTTTAATCTCCTCCTCCTCTTTGTAAGAGGAAGAAGTCACGTCAATAAACTCCAGTGGCTCTATATCATTCATGTCATCAACCTCAACAAAACCGCCGGGTCTGGAAACAAGCTGTGCCGGGTCAATATCAGCGCTGCGCAACACCTTCCACATCCTGTTAAGTACAAGGTTGACGTTATCCATGCGCTGATTACGAGTGTCGTTTAGTTCGAGCTGTAAATACTCAATAGGCTCAATCTCGCCTATACCGTAAAACTCATGCGGCACAGGTTGGTCTACCAGACGTACAAACGGTTTGCGGCCATGCCAGAACGGATTGGGTTCGTTACGAATAACAACAGCCCTATTAGCGACTGTAATTATTCTATCGTCCTCCCAATACTCAATAAGCTCAATCCTGTCGGTCTGCCCTACAGTACCGAGACCAACAGCAGCGCGGCGTTCTTCAGCACCGAGGTCTGCGTTAATAATATTGGCTCGTATTTCAACCTTATCAATGTTTTTGTATATACCGGCGTCAGCTAACTTCTTCAAGTGTTCCTTAGTTCTATAAATACGGTGTATGCAATACTCCGCATCGTCAATAGAAGTAGCTTCCGGGTCTACGTAGAAATCCCACAGGTCTATATGCTCTATCTTCGGGTCATCATAAACTACCGTCTCTTGTTCCACGACCTTAGAACCAACAGGGACACCTAAAATTGTACGCAACGGGGCAGTAGTACGTGTTTTCTTGGTTTCAAATCGCCACCCAACCTTAATAATGCTTGTCCCATAAATCAGGGCTTCTTTTATCCACTGGGAGGCGACCTCCACAATATTAATACGTTGAATCAGTTGGTAGTCTAATAAGTTCTCCATATTACGGGCCTGCGTGACCATATCGGGACGCAGGGGCAGGACGCCAATATAAGGACGAGAAGCAAACAACGTAGTAACTAATCGTGGCTGGACAGACTCCACTATACTAAAAGTGTAGGGAATAAACAGGTTAGCTCCCACTTCTCGCTTCTCTGTATAACTGCGGTACAGTTTATACCAGCGAAGCCACTTTTCTTCGTGCGGCCTACGAAATTTTGCCGCTTTCTCGAACCGCTCCAACACAATATTAAGTATGTCTTTATCCTCTTTTTTGTCCCAGTCCACCAAATCACCCCCTTAAATAACGCCCGATGCAGACAAAACCTTGTTCATCTTTGCAGTCTCCAGCATACCGACAAGCGTTACAAAATCAATGTTACCTGCATTGCCAGTATGCAGTTCCCCGTCCTCTGTTAGTAATTGTATAGAAATAGCTTTTATTTTACCGTTAATATAAAGCTCCTCTAAATACTCTAACATAACACCAATTTCGTCTCTCATAAACACTATTTTAGTTTTCACATACATACCCCCTAATAACCCGTAACAGGATTGCGGGGTTTATAGGCTGGTATCCTGCTTTTCGTCCTGTCCCCCCTGCCGGGTTTACGTAAAATTTGCGGAATATAAGATACAGCATCGACGCAGTCGTCATGCCTGCCAAAAGGAAACTCCAGCATTTCTCGATGAAGTTCCCCATTCTCCCATGACTTAGGTAAGAAAAAAGCACCGTTCTCGACCCATGGTTGTAAACTCTGTGCTCGTCTGGTTTTATCTTTATCGGGGCGTAATTCTTGTAATGGTAAGAAACGGCCCCTGCGACGCATTTCGTCTTTTAAGAAATAAATCATTGCTTTCTGAAAGGCCACAGATTCTACCCCTACTTTAAGTACAGGGTTACGGCCCTTATTGTATTTTTCATACAAATCAAAAATATGGTCAGCGGTTTCGTTAGGAGTAAAACGCCCTCGCCGCATCTCAATCAAATAAATATTACTATCTGGGTCTACGCCGGAAAGCACAATAACAGTATAATCAGCCGATTCTTTTTGTGATATAGCCAAATCGACTGTGATGAACAGATTCATGCGCTCCGGTAAGTCGCCATCCTCATAAAACTTAAACCACTCTGGCTTAAACACAGCATTATCAGAGCTAAGTGGGTTAAGCATGTACTGACTGTTGAATATATAGATACCCTGCGTTTGTTTTAACTCATTAAGTTTAGCAATCCCCAATCGAGATGGGAAAAACGGCTCCCCGTTTTCTAAAATAGCCGGACGCACCATAATATCAAAAGAAGGGTCGTCCAGTATTTCGGCATATAAGTCAAACAGGTGGTATCTCGTACCTATAACAATGAGAATACCTCCCGGCTCTAACAAGGAAAAAGCAAAACGGTAATGCTGCTTTGTTTTCTCTAACTGTTCATCGGTGTTTACGGTACGCTCCGACACAAGGTCGTCCATTATTATGATGTGCGGGTGCATACCGGTAGCAGCCGTATCAACACCAGAACAAAACAGGGAAGGTTCCTTTCTGGGCCTAGTTCTCGCTTTTAGAATGATTGAGTCCTCTGTCCAACCGCCGGGAATAGACTCATTCGGCTCCAGTAGATATGACCCCTGTTCGGTCGTCAGCACTTGTTTCAGCATAGTGTTGTTGGCTATGTGGCCCTTGATCTCAGACAAAAACTTTTTACCGTTCTTATATGTCTCGTTGTCTATCATAATAGAAAGCTCTGGGTTTAGGGCCAGAGCTTTCAAAGGAAACGCTATCGTGCTTATCGTAGACTTAAAAGTACTTCTCGGTAACATTAATAGCTTTTTCTTTGTGGGAGCGTCGTCCGGCAGTTTCTCCCTACCGAGACGCTGTATAAGGGTAACCATTTCCGCATCCAGTAAAAAATCACAGACTTCTTTGTGCGGCTTAACTTCTAACAGGTTATAGCCCAAAACCTCTTTCGTAAAAATAAAGAGGTCGTCTTTGCTTTTACGACGCAATAACTCCAGACGTGCTTGGGCGGCCCGCTCTAAGGCACTACGAGGTAGACGGTTCAGCACTATCTACAACCTCCCCCATCCCCAACCTGATAAACCGCAACAGCTCGTCATCAGACAGGTTGGTAAAGTAGGAGTATGTGTTATTTATATCGACTTCCTGTTTCATCTTAGCATTAAAACCAGCCCTGTCCAAAATATCCTGCGCTGCTTTAAGTCTGATTTTTTCGTCTGAAGATTGTAATAGCTCCCCTAAAGTACGAAGGGCCGCTCTACTGGCGGCAACCAATTCTATGCGTATCTCATCGGTGACTATAGCGACTAAATCAAACATAAGCTCCTTAAAAGCCTCGTCGCTTTTTAGCCACTTTCTAATAGTGCTCTCCGATACCCCTAATGCGTCGCTTATAGCTTTATAGGAGTACCCGGCAATAAGCATCTCAGCCACATCAATTTTCTGTTTTGTCAACGCTGTGTTGGGTATCAGTGCTGGTTCCGCCATGCTTAACCACCCTTTTTAATACAGTGACACTGCGCGCCCGCGCTGCCGCCTGTTTTTGTAGCGCCCTTTGTCTTTCCAAATACATCTCCCGTACCGCAGCACAGGTAGAAAACAAACCGCGCCAATAACGCGGTATGCTATTTGGAGGAAGTTCACCCATTATATAGCGAACATACCTCTCCGCCAGTTGTCTTTCCTCGTCCGTAAATTCATAATCTGGCATCATCATTTGAAGTTTCCTGCGCCAGTACATAAATCTTTCAAGCGAACCGCCAAATCTTTTTTTATAAGCACAATGTGCGCTGATAGCATGTTCACGAGAACGATACCCATGATAAATACGCTTGTTCTCTGACATGTGCATCACCTAAATACAAAAATAGCCATTATATATTATACTAATTAAATTTTAGCACTTTTATACTCCTTTGTCAATATATTCTTGAGTTTATTTATCCCATATTTTCTATAGCGATAAACTTTATATAATGGCATATTTAGTATCTCTGCCACTTCTTTCACAGAATAAGCATGAATATAATGTAACTCGAGAACAACACGATAGGTTTCTGGTAAACGTAAAAGTGCCTCGTCTATGAGAATCTTATTAACAAACTTATTACTGACAGTCACAAGAGTAATCGCTCCTTTTGTTTTTTGGATACTGTTTACCGGTTCATCTTGGTTATAATAAAACAGATAGGAAAAAGTTCTCAAAAAACAACCCTCCTCTCTTGACGAAAAAAGTTTTGTGATTTATAATAAATTTACAAATGTAAAAAAACACATTAGGAGGTATGTTGTTATGGGAAACTCTTACAGAAGCTATACCCAACGCACTGAAAAACCGAAAGAAGAACGACTGACTGCCTTTGTCGATGAGGATTATGTAAAATTCATGCGTTATATGTCCTATAGGTATGAACGCTCCATTAAAAGTCTTGTATCGGAAGCCCTTTATCTCCTGTTGGACAAGTATAGAAAAGAGGTGTTTACTCCAGAAGAATGGGCTGAAATAGAGAAAGAATATAAAAGATAACAGGGGGGAGGGAAATGAGGGTAGCGCAAATCTCGTTAATCGACGTCTTGAAAAAATACGCTAACTACAACGAGACTGAGATAGAAAAACAGGGAAAAAATGTGTACCTCACAAGATGTCCAATCCATAAAGAGAAGAACGGTACCAGTTTCGCTATATACGACAAAGGAACACACTGGGACTGGTGCTGTTTCGGCACCTGCGACACAGGAGGACAGGCCCCACACCTTCTGGTCGTACTTGGAATTACAGATACTATTGAAAAAGCAGTAGAAAGACTGGAAACGGACTTTGGTATTTCACTTCCCGACACCGTCACATTGGATAACTTCTGTGAAATAAAAGGGTTTACAAAAGAATTCCTTCAAAACAGAGGTATCACGGAAGTTACTGGCGGAATTGAAATACCTTACTATAACGAAAACAAAGAAATAATAGCCATCAAAAAACGAGTAAAGTACAAAGGCGGCGGTAAGTATTTCTTCGTCACCGGCTCTAATACCCTCTATGGACTGGACAAGCTCTCCGAATATGACGGATCTGTGCTTTACCTCACAGAGGGAGAAACAGACGCTCTTACGTTAATGCAAGCGGGACTGCCTGTGCTCGGTATCCCGGGGGCGAAGGCGTGGCGACAAGAATGGATAAGTAAAATTTCGTTCTTTGAAAAAATAATACTTGTCCCAGACCCAGACACAGCCGGAAAAAATCTCGTCGATACACTGCGCTCCAGTATCGAAAACCTCTATATTATCAAAATACCAACCTCATACAAAGACCTGTCTGATTACTTCCTCTATGGTAATAATCGTGATGTAAATACCTTCTATTCTAATTTTACCAAACTAACACCTATTCCTGCAACAAAAAATGCCTTGATTACTACACTTTCTGCAAATCCATCGTTAGTCGCTGACAGCCAAATCTGGACAGTTGTGTTATCAAACATCACACAAGCCCAAAGAGAGTTATTGATAGAAGAAGTTTCCGCTGCTACGGGAATAAAGAAAAAAATAATTGCCGCCGCCATAAAAGAAGCGTTGGCAACCATAGTGGAAAATATCAACAGTGATATATTCCAAAAAGACGGGGCGTACTATAAGTACGACATAATACAAGGCATACCTGTGGAGCGGAAAATAACAAACTACGTAATGAAGTTAGTATACACCATAGAAAATCAAGACAAAACGCATGACCGTTATATAAAACTAATAAGCGAAACAGGACAGGAAGCTGGCCCGGTTCCTTTTAACGGGGAAGAATTAACTTCGGTACCAAAATTCGCCGCTTACTGCATGTCTTTTGGGCCGTTCTCGTTCTACGGAAATCAACGTGATTTGATTGACCTGGTTGAATTCGTTCAAAAACAGAACCCGGATTTCACCGTATACGCCGTTCGTAATATAGGAAAAGTAGGAAGTAAATGGATATTAGGTAATATAGGGGTTGACGAAAACGGTATTGTCGTAAAAGAGAATGAGCAAGGTTTTATTGAATTCCACGACAAACGGTTTGTAGTCAGGAGTCTAAATATCAACGACGACACAGAAGAAACAGGTGTGTCTGCGATCTTTCCGACATTCCCAGAACCGCCGGGAGAGTACGATATAGAAAAAATAGCCGATGAATTCCTCCACGCAATACAGAAAAACCTCGGTAGTTATGCACCGTGGCTCGGTCTTGGTTGGTGTGTATCAAACTGGTATTCAGATGCTATATACAAACATCGCGGCGATATGTCATATCCCATATTCTTTATTAACGGTAAACGTGCCAGCGGCAAAACATATCTCGCCCGCTGGTTAATGAGTCTTGCTGGCTTCCCTTATATGGAAGGGAAAAACTTTGCCAGTCCTACTATAGTCAGTATGACCAGAAAACTCGGATATTATGCATCACTGCCTCTCTGGTACGATGATTACAGGGAGGACATCAGGGATATAAACCAGCGTACTGAGTTTCTTCTCGGTGTATATAACAGACAGGGTGCTGATAAGGGGATAAAGGGTTCTTTCGGGATCAGATCCGAAGCCATTAAAGGTACTCTTTTACTTTCCGGTGAGGACATGCCACGAGATTCAGCTTTATACAGTCGTCTGGTACTGATACACACCTCACAATACACCAGACAGGACGAGTACCTCCCCAAAGTACAGGAATTGACCCCTTATTTACCAATATTAGGTCTGATGTTCTGCAAGAAATCACAGATAGAAGGCAGCGCTGCTGTGCTCGATGCGTTGGACAAGTATCAAAAGAAACTTATGGAAACGGGTATTGACGGACGTATCGCAAAAAACTATGCTGTCTGTTTAGCTGGTTTAGAAATTGGGTTCGGTAAATATATCACAGAAGCTGAATGGGATGAATTTATGAGCTGGTTACACAACCATTTACAACACGAACACGAAGTAAAAGAAGAAACACACGTCACCAACCAATTCCTCACAGACCTGTCACAATTAATACTTACAAACAGGATAGAAAGAGGTATGCACTACACGGTTGACGGCGAGCATCTATGTATCTGGTACACTCCTGTTTATAACGAATGGGTACGGTACATAGGAGAGCTAAGACGCAGTGCCGTAAACAAACAGACCCTCAAAGACTATATCCAAAAAGAACCATATTACAAAGGAGAAGCAAGACAGTATCTCGGTAAAAGCGGTCGTCAGCGCTGCATGGTTATAGATTTAAAAACAGCCGGACACGAGGAGTTACTTGAATTATGTAATACTAAAGAAGAATTTTAAGGGAGGTTTGTCTATGAAACTGTTCTGTAAAGCAACCGACTGTATCTGGTGTGGTATTAGTAAGGATGGGTATACGACTTGCGAGAAAAACGTAACCACAATCGACGACAGAGGGGTTTGCCTTGATTATGATAAAGAAGAATATGGTGAAAAAGAATGACCGGGAAACCGGTCTTTTCTTTTGGACAGACATAAAAAATCGTCCAGCGAATATTCATATACCGAGGTGGTCGCTATGCGAACAGAGAAACGTGTTGATCTCGCGGCAGAGATAGCCGAAAAACTGCGCTACGGTATCGCTAAATTAACCAAAACAGAGATACCCCTTCGTATAGAGTACACACTTGAGGTATTATGGGGGCAAAGACGCTACAAACCACAGATAGTTAAACGCGAAAGACTAAAAAATAAAGAAGGCTGGTTCATCATCCTTACCCTTCCTCCCGGACTATCAATGACAGACTTCCGTAAACATCACCACTATTTCGAGGATGCGACAGACTGTTACATCGAGATGGAGCAACACAGTTACTCGGTACACATGAGACTATACCACCACAAACTCAAAACACACTACCCGTACACATTCGACCCATCAGAATACCCAAAAATGGCCCTCCCGCTCCCTATCGGATGGTCAAAAAAGGGTCTCAAAGTCGTCGATTTAGCCCTCATACCCCACCTGCTCGTTGCCGGAAACACCAGAACAGGAAAGACGACGTTTTTCCTCAACGTGATCGCAGCCCTCCTACAACACAGACACACCATTTTCGCCGGTATAGACATAAAACAGCTCGACCTACCCCACTTCTCCCATATATTCCCCATCGCAACCACCATCTCAGAAGCCGAAGCCCTGCTGCACGGACTTATCAAGCATATGTATGAAAGAGCACAAATCATCCTACAGGCCGGTTGCCAGAACATACAGCAGTACCACAACAAAGGCCTCGACCTCCCTTACATCATTCTGCTCATCGACGAACTCGGCACACTCCTTAAAACAGGAGAAAGTCGTGATTTACTCCACATCATCCTTCAAATGTCCGCCGCCAACGGTATCCACGTCATAGCAGCCACACAGCGGCCCAGCTCCACCTTAACCGAAAAATTCGGCGACATCAAGGCCCTGTTCGACGCCCGCTTATGCTACAAGGTAGCCGACGCAGTGAACAGCACAATGGTACTGCGTGGCAGCGACGCTGCGGCGTTCCTGCCGCCGCAAGCCCGTGGTCGAGGTATCTGGCAATGGGAGGAGACCATCGAGATACAGACGATGTATTTAGACAAAGACACAGTCCTTTCCCAGCTCAAAGACCACCAAACGACAAGGAGGTTGTTAACCTATGAACACTCGAGCACTCGGCTACTCCCGCGATAAGTCCATCCTTTCCCTCATTTCCGAACACGGCTGCCTTAACGCAGAACAGATCGAAGCCCTTCTATTCCCCCACATGAAGTCCGGCCGCCGCAAGGCTCAGATGCGTCTCCGCTCACTCGTTGTAGCCGGGAGACTGCGGCGCTGGCGTTACAGCCTTGAGGAGCCGTATGCCTACTATATCAACAGGGAGAAGGTGAAATTAGACCGACTCGAACACCTCGTCTGCCTGAACTGGGTGTTCGTCTGGCTCAAAGTCTGCCGAAAGAACTGGCACCGCCTTCACTCCTTCCAGTACGAACCAGACTACCGCATTATGCGCCCCGACGCCCTTGCCTGTCTCCGCAACGTCGCTACAGGGAAACAGCAATGGTACTTTATTGAAATGGATAGATACCTAAGCCAGAACCCCTTCGACAAAGTCCAAAAGTACAACACCCTCTACGAACAACCTCACTTATACACAGCGGCGCCGTGGACAGAAACAGGACATTTCCCCCACATCATTATCGCCACCGACCATCCTAACCGACTTGCCGCGATAGAGCGGCACGTTGCTACAGAGAACCGGCATGGCCTCTCCTTCCAGATCCACCATGTCAATGACCTACGCAGGGAGGTGTTATCGTGCGTGAGACAATTACCAAATGGCTAACAGAGGTTCTTACTGGACTTCTACCGACCATCCTAATACTTATAACAGGTTATCTGTCGTCTATTTTAATCTATGTAACAGGGCAAAGGGCTTTGTCCCGTCTCACTAAACTATCAACATGGCTGGGCGCTGTGACCAGCATCCTTGTCTGGTTAAAGGAGGGTTAGTTATGCAAAGACTTCTGACTATCGTATTCCTCACTCTGGCTTACTTCACATTCAACGCTGAGACAGCTCATGCTGCGCAACAGACGTTCTGGGGAGTTGTTGGTAATGCTTTCGGCCCTGATAAACCCGGGTTTGTGGTACTGTTTATGGTTCTTATGGCCATTATAGGCTGGACAGGAGGATATATAGCATCCATTCTCGGACAGGTACAGATTGCTCAAATGATACGAATTGGCGCAGCCTTCACTTGTATCATTTCTGTCGGATCTCTGGCGTGGCAGGCAATCAGGACACTGTTCATGTTTGCAGGAATTAAGATTTAGTGGTATAATATAAGTAATCTTCCATAAATTCATACATTACCCATCTCCTAACCTCATCCAGTCTCCTCCTTGGTACGGCCGTCCGGCGTTGCTGGGCGGCTGTTTTTCTTTGACAGGGAAGGGGGTGGAATGTGGTGAAAAACGGGCTAAAATGGGGCAAAAATACGTGTCAAAACCTCAGTAAATATGCGGAATTCTTATAAACTGAATATTTTGGTGACAAAAATGACCCTTCAAAGCCCTGCTGGCATGCTGAATTTATACAAACTCCAGAAGGACGGGACAAAAAATCTCCAGTAAATATGCGGAATTTATAAGAACTTCAGGATGATGGGACAAACGGGACAAAAATTTTGTCCCAAAATGGGGTAAAAACAGAAACTATAAATTGAAGGTATCATGCGGAGTTACACGATTTTTGGACAGAACGGGACAAAATTGATTTTTCGTTTGTCCCATAGTAATTCCGCATGATACCTGAAGTTAGGCGTTTATGGGACAAACGGGACAAGAAAAAAATATATATTATATAGAAAAAGTAATTTTTTTTTCAGCTTCCAAAAATGGAAAAAATTAGGGTAAATGTAACCTAATATTTTACAGAAATGGAAGGGCGGAAAAAAATTTTTGCTTTTTATATATATATATATATTTTTCTTGTCCCGTTGTCCCATAACGTCCTAACTCCGCTTGTCACCTGTAATTAGGACGGGACAAACTATGGGACAAACGCAAAAATCGTTTGTCCCATCGTCCTGAAGATCTTAAGAATTGAGCCTGATACCTGCACTTCTTTTGTCCCACGCTTCTGGAGTTTGCATAAATTCCGCATGACAACAAGTCAATTTACATTCATTTTTGCCACCAAAACATTCAGTTTATAAGAATTCCACATGACAGGCTCAATTCTTATAAACTGAAACATGCCCTTTTTCACACCCCATTCCTCCCCTGTCCCGTTCGCTGTCCCGCCGTTGAACAGGCAATGTTGTGTTCCCTTTTTGAACAAAAATTTTTGTCCAACAACAGAAACAAACCCTCTTCCCTGTTCACAATACGGAACCGCCACCACCCCCACCTCTGTAACTGTCAAAAACTGGAAGCCAAAATCAAAAATTTGTGAGAAATCGCCGAAAGCCCTAAAACCCGCCCGCCCGCCGCACCGTGGTATGGGTACCCCTACCCCCTATAGGTATATAGCACTTGTGATAACTTTCTTGAAGTCAGATACTAAGAGAAAGTACTCACATTCCCTAAGTCAGTGACTAAGAGAAAGTACTCACATTCCCTAAGTCAGTGACTAAGAGAAAGTACTCACATTCCCTAAGTGACAGGTATCGCCGGCATACCCTTCCAGATTTTGTAAATTCCAAAATATGGTATGCTATGCCATCAAGCAGCGCCGCAGGCACGCAGGCGCATATCCTGCCTGTCACACAGTAATATAGGTATCAGCTAATTTTTTTTAAAAACTTGCTTGACAACTAAGTGCTACTGTGCTACAATGTAACCAAGACAGGGGACATAAGTCCCCCGGAAGGAGGAGATTGCATGAAAACCGTATCACAACTGCCCATACGCAAACAACGCAGTATCACTGTGCCGCAGTACCACAACCAATTGCCTACCTGTCCAATTAAAGCCAGCATCTGGTATGCTGGACCTGTCCGGCAGGACTGGCTGCCGGAAGAACGGGACGTGGTTCTGTTCGGAGTAGTGTGGAACACACTACTCCAGGACAGGAGAATTGTAAACTGGCCGAAGGAGGCCAGGTTAACAAATGATACTTTTGGCGAATGTTTTGTATTCGCCCTCAAACACTGGCAACAATTGTTGCCAGTAGCGGTGTCCAAAAATTGGACACTCGGTAAGTTTTTCTCCTGCCTGCGCAGGAACGTAGGCAGGGACTTAATCAGACAGGTGCTCGTTACCAACAACCCGTCCAGTCTCAGCCTGGACGGACTGTATCAGGACGAAACCAATAACCCTCTCCTGTCGTATCAACCGGATATACTATCCGGCGCCGTATTGGTAGAACTGGAATCCCGTCTGGCAGCAAGTGGCGGTCAGAGACGTCTGCGGTATTTACACCTGCTATTAGCAGGTGTAAGTGACCAAGAGGCAGTTAAATTGTTGGACGTAGACAGGAAAACCCTCTGGCGCTGGCGGCGCCAGATAGCGGAGATACTGTATCAGGTGCTGTAAAGCGCCTGATTTTTTTATCCCCTTTCTGTTATGCTACTGGCATACCATTCCAGTTTTTGGAATTTACAAATTCTGGAAGACTATGCCAGTAGCAGCACCCGGCCCCCTGCACCGCAAAATTTTACGCAACAACGTGCCACATTTTCACCGCAAGCTGGCATATATAATATATGCAAGCAACAAAACAGCGGCGAGAATGTGGTCAAAATTTTTTTAAAAACCATGCCACATTCTTGCCGCAAGCTGGCATATATAATATATGCAAGCAGCAATACAGCGATGCTGTATTGCTGCAGCACTGCGTAAAGGACACAAAAAATTTTAAAAACCATGCCCCATTTACGCAGTGCTATGGCATATATAATATATGCAAGCGCAATCCTGCTGCGCCATACGGTACGGTGCGATTTTTAGTCGCGCCGGCCGATGGAGCGGCAGCACCCTTAACAGAGAGAGGGGCTGACCACCTTTCCCTCTGTTGAGGACAAGCGGGCGCTACCTACTGCGCGTCCGCCGGGGCGCAGCCCTTTGGTCAGGGCTGTTGTACTTGGCGTCCGCGCGCAGACTGGCGGCGCAGTCGGCGGCAGGCAATACCTGTAACGTCGGCGACCGCGACATATGGGACACGCGTACTCAGGCCCTGGCAAGGTACAGTGCGCGTGTCAAACGGCTGTGATATGGTCGTGCGCGAGTGCGCCGAGACTCGGCGCTCCTGAGCCCGGACAGGCGAGGCCTGTTAATTTAGCGGGCGAGGACGGAGTGGCTGATAGCGCGCCGCGCGCGGTGAATGGGACAGGTGAGAGTCCCGCCGGTACCGACAGAGATAGAAGGTACTGGTACCCGGGCGGAAGCGCGGAGGAACTGGGCCGAGAGGATAACCTCTGTTTGAGTGCTCGTGGAGTGGACGAGCCTTCAGACAGAGGTTATTAAGGAGGTGGTGATTGTGTCGGCACAACAGTGCCCACACTGTGGCTGGCCAACAGTGTGGGTGGACAACGAGCGCCGCTGTCCCGGCTGCGGGCGGCGGGAGTAGTAATGTTTTGAAGGAGGTATGAAAATGGAAATGGAAAAAGCCTTTGTCAACAGCCTTTGGGCAAACTGGGGACTCGACCACAAAGACAGTTTCGAGACAATCCTCGAGACTGTCTCGCTTCCTGAGGAGGAGCGGGTACACCCGCTGCTGCGCGGGTTAATCGGCCGCTGGCCTGTTGACCCGCGGCAGTATTATCCCACTTGGTGGTCTGACTTTATCCGCGCGGTGGAAATCACCACGGCTAATATGACCCGCGAAGTGGAGGAGCCGTTCATTCATGCGGCGGTGGAGCTGAAAAAATCCCTCACCGCCCTGAAGGAAGCTACTCCTGCCCAGTCCTGGGCGGGACTGGACGGCGACGGAAAGCGCTTTCTCAAGCGCCTGAAAAAGGCGCTTGAGAAAATGAACGTCGACGCCACCACTTTTCCTTGGTGGCGGACGGCTGAAGTCGGATTGTCCACGCAAGCGGACAATCTCGAACTGGTTGGTAGTAAGACCGCATACGCGGTCTTAGGGATGTCCAGCTACACTGGCAACAAGTGGTCAAGCTGTCAGTGCTTCGCCACCGCCGGCTGGGAGTATGCCCGGCGGTGTTGGGCGAACCTTGTAGACCCATGCTCGCTGGTCATGTATGTGACCAGTGGGGAACAAGTGCATTTTCGTGGACATATGGGAGCCGAGAAGCACGAGATAATGCTGACCCGGACGATAGTCCGGGTATTGAAAGACGAGCAGGGGCGGTATTATATTATCCCAGACCGGTCGTATCCCGACGACCGGTATCTTCTCTCTCTGCTGAACGTGTTGAGGGAACACGTTGACGCCCTACGTAAACAGGGTGTTAACGTGGTTGTAGGAGTGTTTGACTCCTACAACATCACACAAAATATCCGCCATTCGGCGAAATTCGGGTACGGTCGCGCGATGGACGCTGCCTACCCTGAAACCGCCCCTCTGCTGTTTGCGGAGACGATAGGGAGTGCGGAGACTGCGGGGACTTCTGCAGTCCTTGTTACAATTGTAGTGCTCCTGATCGCATCTGCCGAGGGGTGTGTGGTTGGGATGCGGATGGATTTGTCTGTCACGCCTGCCCGGATTTCGTTTCCGGTGCGTGCGTGTACGGAGACTGTACGGAGTGCTCGAACCGTACAGACTTCTGTACGCGGACGAACAAAGAACCTATTACTCCTTACTCGGACAACGGTAGTTTTATCATTGAGGATGATAGGTTCTTTCTTAATGCGGCAGTCCGTCGGTTGTTCCGGGTAGGTATCACTCCTGTCGACCCGCCCCAGTCGGGAGACAATCCGGAGAGAGGCTTGTCTCCCGACACCCTGTTTGAGGTCGCCGAGTGGCTGGATAGATATGCGGTCGATACTCCTGCGGAGTATCGACATCTGTTAAGGTACCTGCCGGGTACCGTAGCGCGTATCACGGACGCTACTTGGCGTCCGCCGGGAGTGGAGGAAGATGCTCTCGTTGTTATCCGAGAGGTCGACTGGGAGGCTGGGCAGACCGTGGTTAGTATTGTCGCTAACATGGATACCAGGCTTCCTGTACCGCTCTCGGCGCTGGAGCCGGTGCTGCTGACTCTTGCAGCACTGGAGGATAAGCCGGCCGAGGTGAAGGTTATCGGTAACCCAGTGCTGTTGCCGAGTAGTGCGATAGGACATTTTCACGTGACTTGGAGTATGTACCGGTTGCTCTGGGATAGGCCGCTGCCAACCCGCCTTACCGCTACGCGGGCGGTGGTTGATGGTGAGGTTTATTCTATATCATCTCGCCCCGGTTTCTTTTACGAAACACAGCACTACCACGCAGGGATGCTGCTGGTGGTACCGGACGACGGGTTCGATATGACATTGCTCGAACCACTGTTCAAGCATCAACAAGCCTATGTGGCGTAAAAAGGGAGGTGTAACGATGACAAAGAAGATAAAGAAAGCGAAAAAACAGCTCTTGGACGAGTTACTCACCCTGTTAAACATATACTCCCCGAGCGGAGAGGAGGCGGCGGTGGCGGACTACGTCACCGCCGAGTTACAGCGGCTCGGGTTCGTTGTTAACAAAGACACCCTCGGGAACGTCTACGCTACCCGGGGGACAGCGGAGAAGTACCCGCTTCTGAACGCGCATATGGATAGCGTGGGCGGGTACTGGTATTACAAGAGCTATCTCTCCCTGAGCAAGGGGGAGAAGAGCTGCGAGAAGTGCCTTGACTTCTCGCTGTGCTATAAAGGACAGGATACCTACCTGTCCTTTAAGAATAGAGGTCTTGCTACAGTATGCGAATACTACCTACCGCTGGACTACGGCGACGCTGACGCCGTAGTCGTGGACGAGCCAGCGCCGACAACGCCTGTCGCCTTCTTCGACAAGGCGAAGGGACTTATCGTCGGCGACGGGTCGCGGCCGATCGGCGGCGACGATAAATGTGGCATTGCCATAGCGCTGGCGGCGGCCCGCGAGTACAGCGGACCGCTGAAAATCTTGTTCACAGTGCAAGAGGAGATTGGCTGCGTTGGCAGCAGTTACTTCGTAAAAAGTAAGGAGGGGGTTGACTTTCTTAGTAACGTCAGGTATAATGTAACTATCGACAGACGAGGGCAACGCGACCTCGTCTACAAGGCGGCGGGGACGCCGCTTGCCAGTCCGCAGTTTGTCGGCCGCGTTGTTGCGGCCGCTATGCGGGCCGAGGTTGTGCCTAAACTTGTTGGGGAGGGGTTGCTGACGGATGCCATTGCGCTGTCCTCTCTCGTGCCGGAAGCGGTTAATCTCAGCGCAGGGTATCACAGGCCCCATTCTTGCGACGAGTTCGTTTCCATCGAGGATGTGTGGGTAATTAAAAACTGGGTCTTGCGTATCTTTGAGGAGTGCGCAGACCTGTAGAGTAAGGAGGAGACGGAATGAAGTACAACGGGTATTCTAATAAACCAACATGGTTGGTCAGCCTGTGGTTGACCAATGATGAGGAGTTTTATAACTCCTTGTTGGCTGTGTTACAAGATACAGAGCGGTCAGACTGGGCCGCTGTCATACAGAGTATTGTTGAGGATAACATTCCTGTTGACGACGACCTGTATTCTGGCCTGTACTCTGACCTGTTGAATTGGGCGCTGGCGTTCGTAGACTGGGAGGAGGTCGCCAGCGTGTTTGCGGAAGATATTACATTTAAAGGAGATGATGGCGATGATGTTTAAAGGTATTGGTAAGGTGAGCGATGTTAAGCAGGCAGCAGATCTGGTTAAAAAGTTAGCGGCGTTAGGTATCGCGCCGCCTGTTGCTGACCTGTTTGTTAAAACAGCGGACGTTAAGTATGCGGCGCAGGCGCTTGATGAGAGTCTGCGCCGCACGTGCGACCTAACAGAGACGGTACACGCGCTCGTGCGCGAGCGCAATTACAGCTTGTCCGAGGTTACGCTCGCGCTGGTTTACCTGCTGGCTGTGTACCAAAAGCGCTCGTATTACGGCGAGCCGGTCTCGCTGGAGGAGGTCATCGAGAACCTCCCCCTGTTGTACTTGGACGCTGTGCGGGCGATAATACACGGGATAGGCGATATGCCTGTGTTGGAGGCGGATGTGGATGAGCAGTAGCGAGGTCTACCGTCTCTTTACTCAAGAGATTGCCGAGAAAAAGCGCGCCGGGCGCGGCGTGTTTAGTCGTGCGTCGCGAACAGGGAGACCGCGTGGCGGGATGCGGTTTCCCGGCGACTTCGATAAGTCAATACGCAAGAACGGGGAGGTGATAACAAGTATGTATATCTGGCCGCTAACAGAGATAGAAGGGGTTGAGTTCGAGAAGGGCAAGGAGCGCTTCCATGCCCTTAAAAAGGTCTACACCAACAAACAGCTGGAGGAAGCCTGGGGGATAAATCGAAGCAAAATGATGATGCTTATCAGGAAGTTCGGAAGTCCGAATAAGCCCCCGGCGTACCTTAGCACGAACAAAAACGAAAACGAAAACAGGGAGGTGGAGCCTATGCAGTCTACGCAAACTTTCATCGTTATGCTCTCTGGCCTGTATCGCGGCGAGGAGTTACAGGCCAGAATTGGCCTGTTGTTACAGGCGCTCCATAAGGAGCGCGAGTTCGAGGTGTCTTTGTCAATTAAAGAAAGGGGTGTTGATGATGGTGCAAGAGATATGGGACAGCGCTAAGGTAGAGGATCTGCTGCAAGATGCCGAGCCGGCACGTTTCAGCGTGTACTCTGTACCTGCCAGCAGTTACTATGTAGACCTGTTCAAGACCAGCGACGGTCGATGGCTCGTTGTGGTCGATTACGGGTATGACAGGTCGGCGTATCTGGCTGATGGTGACGCTGACCTGTGGGCAGCCGGACAGGCTGTTGTGTCAAGCTGGGCAACCGAGTTTCTGGAAACAGAGGAAGGGCGAGCGGCCGCTTGCGATTTTCGGCGAGCTTTCGCCGAAGCGCTGTTGGACTTGGGGGTGACCGCGGATGCGGCCGTATCTTGCTGATAATGAGATCCTGCTGTACGACACCCTCGAGCACAAGGACGACTTACAAAAAATACCGGGCGGGCTGTGGGACAAAAAGCGTCGACATTGGCGTTTTCCGCCATCGAGTATTTTCGACCTGTCCGAACGCATCCCGGGGATTTTAAACGACCCGACAATGGCGCAGTTACTGGAACGCGCTAAGCGGGTCTATGCTGAAGCGGACAGACTAAAGGCGGGTAAACTCGAGCCGCCGCCGCATCCTTTCCTGATGCGACACCAACGTGTCTGTCTTGCCCTTTCCCGCCTGTTTCGCCGGTATGCTTTTTTCCTTGATACCGGGACAGGTAAAACGTTGACGTCGCTGGCAATCATCGACGACGTGTTGAACAGGGAGAGGGATTTTAAATGGGTGGTCGTTTGTCCCAAGGCCATTATAAAGACGGCGTGGCTTGAGGATGCGAAGCAATTCTTCCCTCACCTTAAAATCCTCCCGCTGTCTAAGAATATGACACGGGATGATTACGTCCAGATAATGGCCCGCTGGGACATGCCTAAAATCGGTCTGTATGAGAAAGGGCCGGTGGCCGAGATTGTGCGGCGACTGGTGACACAGGCGGACGTGTTTTTGGTGAACCCTGAAAACCTGTCTGCGGCGTTGCCTTATATCGACAATCCCAGCTGTTGGGGACTTATATTCGACGAGTCGGTTAAGTTAAAGAACCCGACCGCGCAGATAACGAAGCAAATTACCGAGTTAGCGCAGAGCATGAAACGGGTGTACCTGTTATCCGGTAAGCCTGCGCCTAATAATAACTTGGAATATTTCAGCCAGATGCGTATAATCGACCCGGCGATTTTTGGCAACAATTTTTACCGCTTTCGTGAGAAGTATTTTAACCCAGACTACATGGGTTATAACTGGACTCCGAAACCGGAGAAGGCGGCGGAGTTTATGCAGCGCCTGTCCCGCAAATGCGTATTCATTGCTAAGGAGGACTGTCTTGACCTTCCCGATAAAACTTATATTACCAAAGAGGTCGAGCTGCCGCCTACGGCAATGAAGTATTACAAAAGTATGGAGCGCCAGAGGGTACTGGAGCTGTCAGAAAACAAGACAATCGCAGCTAACCAGAAAGTCGTGCAGCTAATGAAGCTGCGCCAGATTACCTCCGGCTTCGTCTTAGATGATGACCGTCCGCATCTGCTCCACAAGCATAAACTCAATGCTCTGTTGGAGACGTTAGAGGAAATCGGTGATAAACAGGTGATTATCTGGTGTGATTTCCACCACGAAATCGAGCTTATCGCCGAGGCGCTGGGAGACAGGGCTGTTACTGCTTATGGCAAGACGAAAAACGTAGACGCCAGTATTGAAGCCTTCAAACAAGGACGTGCGCAGTATATGATAGCGCACCCGAGAACGCTGAAGTACGGTGTCACCTTTGTCGGGCCGAGCATGGCGAAAGGCGACTGCTCCTACGCCATATACTACACCCTGTCCTACAGTTACGACGATTATTACCAGTCCCATGATCGCATTTATAGGAAGGGCGTCAGTAAACCGGCTACGTTCATTTATCTGGTAGTGCCTGGTACTATCGACCAGCTTGTCCTTTCTGTTTTACAACGGAAGGGCGAGCTGGCAGCAGAAGTCGAAACCTATATCAAAAGGAGGTTACAGAATGATTAAGTTTAAGACAGAACAAGATTTACAAAAACATATTATATCCAACCTGAAGCAGTTAGTGAAGGAAGGTTGGAAGTTACACTATTTTAAGGTTCACGACAACATGACTTCTGGCGTGAGCGACTTAATCATCTGTTGTTATGGGCGGTTTGTTGCGGCCGAGCTGAAGTTGCCGGGACGTAAGCCAACGGCATTACAAAAACTGTTTTTGAAACAGACCATTGATGCCGGTGGTGTGGCTTTTATAATTTACAGCTGGGAACAGCTGTACTCTGTTTTAGAGGATATAAGAAAGGAGTGGGAAGGAGATGGTGGTTTACCGGAGACGGCATTGGGTGGTAATTAAAAACGACGGTTATTATACCGTCGTTAATCGGTTACAAAACAGCCATGCTCATGCGCCGAATTTCAAGACGGCGGTACTTGTGGCTAATCATGCGGCCAGATGCTATATTCCCGGTGAGTTTAGCGACTTTCTTCGTAAAGCAGTTATGCGGGTTTTATAAAAACTTCGCAAAATACTATTGATTTACATGATCTGCTCATGTTATAATAATAACACAAGCATGTTATAATAATAACACAAGGGGATGGTTTTTATGTTAGGAGAAAAAGTAGACCGCTTGTTTCAGTTACGTGCCGAAAAGGCTGAGCTGGAACAACAGGTGAAAGAGCTGACAGCCGAGATTGAGCAGCTGCAGTACGAAATTCTTCGGGGTATGGAAGAAACGGGTGTGGATAAGTTATCCACAGCCAGCGGCACTGTGTCCCGGAAAGTCGAGCTGCACCCGCAGATTGTTGACTGGGATGTCTTTGTAGATTGGGTATACTCGACAGGCAACCTGTCGATGATTCAGCGGCGTGTGAATAGCGGGGCGTTCAGGTCTTTCGTAGAGGAGACTAATGAGTATCCGGAAGGGTTGGACGCGTACCAAAAACCAATACTAAACGTGCGTAAGAAATAATTTGAAGGAGGAGATAAATATGGCGATTAAAGACTTGGTACAAACAAACAATTCTGTTGCACCGGCAACCGTGGCTGCTGGGAGAGGTTTTGAACAGGTGGATATGAGCACCATCACAATGCCGCGGGCGAAGTTAATGCAACCCGGCAGTCCAGAGTTACAGGATGAGGACTATAACTTTAAACAGGGCCAGCTCATCCACTCCCTGTTGATGGAGCAGCTACCGGACAAGTTCATTCCTATCTCCATCTGGGACAGTCAGATACTGCTTGTCCCCCGGGAAGATGCTAAAAAGAAGGAGCTTTTCGCCGCCATCCAAAAAGATGATGTCCCGGGGTTCATTGTTTGTCGTGCTTTAGATGGTAAACAGGGAAGCGCTTTTGGTAGCTGTCGTGGTTGTGCCTTGCGTAACTGGCGGAAGATGGCCGACGGTACCGAGAAGCCGCCCCTTTGTACCAGCACGATTAACGTCCTTGCTCTGTTCGAGGGACATCAGATGCCTGTAGTTTTGCAGTTCGCCAACACCAGCTACAAGCATGGTAAGAAGTTCAGAGACATGGCGTTCTTTAGCGGCGGCGACCTGTTTTCCCGCAAATATAAAATTGCCGTTGCTAAGCGCCAAGAAGCCGGTAATACATGGTATGAGATGTCTGTTAAACCTGCTGGACTGCCGACAGAGGAAGAAAGGCAGTTGGCAGAAGCTCTGTACGAACGGTTCCGCAACGCCACCATTTCCACAGAAGTGGATGAACCTACTGATACTGTCGAGGCTGCGTTCTAACGAACGCAGCCTTGCATAGGAGGGTGTGTATGGAAGTAAAATTATTGGCTTATACGCTACAACCTGTCGAGGTTTTAAAGACCGCGTTTAGTCAGTGCTACCAAAAACCAGCACGTATTGAGACAATACGACGCCACATACAACATCAAAGTGTTTTTGAGCACGTGGTTTATACCTTTCAGGTACACGCGCTTTCAAGAGTTGCGATGGCGCAGTTAACCAGACACAGGTTGGCCAGTTATACTATACAGAGCCACCGCTACACAACACCTACTGGTTGTGTTTGTCCAGACAGCGTGTTTGCGGCTGGCGAAAAAGCCGTTACGCTGTTTGAGAAGGCCGTCTCTGTGGCGGCGGCGGCGTATGATAAACTAATCGAAATGGGTGTTCCAAGAGAGGATGCCCGCTATATCTTACCGGAAGGATCGCTCGTGGACTTAGTGTTTACGATGAATTTAAGAGAGATTATCCATTTCTGTAAACTGCGCTGCGACCATAAAGCACAATGGGAAATCAGGGAGCTGGCGCACAAAGTACTTGACTTGGTAGTGGCGACAGTTCCTGAGTTAGAGCAAGACATAAGAAAAATGATAGGAGGCGTTGATGATGAACAGAGAAGCGTTGATTAACAAACTCAGTTACAAGGTGGATGCCCCCAGCACTGTTGTAAGGAAGGTGTTACAGGCTCTTATAGAGGTAGTCCATGAGGGCCTGAAGGAAGATGGTGAGGTGGTAATTCGCGGTATTGGGACTTTCAAAGTCCAAAAGTCTCCGGGTCGCAGTTACACACATCCGCAAGATCCGAGCAAGACTGTTGTAGTCGGGCCGCATAACAGGGTAGTGTTCAAGGCCTCAGCAAAAATAAAAGAGCTTGTCAACGAAGGTGAGATGTAACAGGGCGTGCAAATAAACGCCCTTTTCCTGTATAAAGGAGGGGTATGGATATGGTCTGCTATCGTTGCGGGCGCGCGGGTATGGAGCGCATCTCAGAAAAAGAGGAGTACGGCGGCATCTTCTACGCCACAGGGTACTATTACTGGAGATGTAACCACTGTGGTGCTGTGATGGATGATATTGATGATTGTGACATAGAGCAAGACGGGGCAGAGGAGGTGTTACAATGAATAAAGAACAGCTGACAGAGATATTGAGTAAACACACATTGTGGCTATGGGGGAAAGAGGGCGGGAAAAGGGCCGACCTGAGAGGGGCTAACCTGAGAGGGGCTGACCTGAGAGATTCCGACCTCCGGAAGGCTAACCTGAGAAAGGTTGACCTGAGCGGGGCTGACCTGAGTGGGACTAACTTGAGCGGAGCTAACTTGAGCGGAGCTAATCTGAGGGAAGCTAACCTGAGATGGACTGACCTGAGTGGGGTTAACTTGAGCGGGGCTGATCTGAGTGGGGCTGACTTTTGCGGCGCTAAACTTAGCGGGACTAACCTGCGCGACGCCAGCTTGAAAGGGGCTGACCTGGCACATGCCGAGCTAAGGAGTCCCGACTTCCGGGGAGCTGACCTGAGAGGGGCGTATCTGGATTTTTCCTGCTGGCCCTTGCGGTGCGGTTCGTTCGATGTCAAGGTCGACCGCAGGATTGCTGTCCAGCTACTATACCACCTGTTGCGGCTGGACATAGACGACGAAGAGGTACGCAAAGTTCTCTACACACCAGAGCTTATACAGCTGGCAAATAAGTTTCATAGGGTAGATGAGTGCGGCGAGATATAGGAGGTGTCTCTGTGCGAAAATGACTGACTTTAGTCCTATGCCTACTGTTTGTCGCCCCAGCCCATGCCAGAGACCCAGACGCACCGTTCGTTAGGGCATGGAAACACCGGTCTGTTGTATCCCGGGGAATCGACTGGGAGACATTCGAGGTAACCGCTTACTGTCTCCGGGGTACAACAGCAACGGGGACAGAAGCAGGGCCGGGAGTGGTGGCTGTTGACCCGAACGTAGTCCCGCTTGGGACAAGACTATACATAGAGGGCTACGGTTGGGCTGTTGCGGCTGATACCGGCAAGGCAATCAAAGGCAGACGACTTGATGTGTGGTTGCCGACAAAGGAGTCCTGTCTGCAGTGGGGCAGGCGAAAAGTGAGAGTGAGGAGGGGTTGATATGGCTCAACAACAGATGTTGCTCAGGGTTTGTGATCGCTGCGGTTATACCACGTGCGATGATGTACTGTATTGCAGGGCCTGTGGTCTACCGTTACACCGCGAGGAGGATGTCTATAGAGACGTGGCTCTGAAAGTCGCAGAGCTTGTGGTTAAAAAACAACAGGCTTACGGGGATAGTTTTGGTAAGGCCGCAGAAATTTTCAAAGTCCTGTACCCGGATGGCATACCTGTCGAAGCGTACCAAGACGCGCTCGCTGTTGTGCGTATAGTCGATAAGTTATTCAGGATTGCCACAGACAAACAGGCATTTAATGAAAATCCGTGGGAAGATGTAATGGGATATGCCCTACTCAGCACCGTCAAGGGAGGTAGTAAAAATGATTAATTTCCCTGTTGTCTTGCTGGACGCTGCAGGGCTGCGTTCACACCTCCCGGATTTCCTGAGGTACGATGTGCTTGCGTTCGACACAGAAACATTCTATAACCCTAACAACCAGCAAGCGATAGTGCGCTGGATAAAAGGCAACCCAACAAACGAACCGTTCTTACTTACCATCTCCGACGGTCAAACAGGATGGGCTGTTTATTTTAGTGACGAGACGCGACCTTTGGTGGCGGAGCTGTTGGCGGCACCCGGTCTTACAAAAGTTTTCTACAACGCCAAGTACGATATTCATATGCTACGCAATATCGGCATCGACGTTGCACCGCCTGTTGTTGACGTAATGGTGATGCGGCATTTACTTGATGAAAACAGCGATGTTCGTGACCTTAAAGGCAACGCCGTGAAGTACATCGACCCGGATGCCGATTACTGGGAGCGGGCTGTCGATGAAGAACGTGCTCGTATTGCGAAGGAAAGAAAGGTACCGAAGGACGCTGTTTCTTATCAAGACGTGCCTGCCGATGTTATGATACGTTACGCAACAGCAGATACCCTTTACACCTACCGCCTGTATCAACGTTGGTCTCCGAGTATACAGGAAATGGATTTAATGTCCCTGCTCGACACTGAAATGCGTTGTCTTATGAGTATCGTAGAGATCGAGAGGACAGGGATGCGGGTAGATTTAGAGTACCTGCGAAACCTTGATATGGAAATATCCGCTAAACTGGAGGAGCTGGAGAAAGCGCTGGTAGCAACAGCCCGGCAGTACGGGCTTACCGAGTTCAACCCTAACAGCGCTAACGACATCGTGGCTGTCTATACGGCAATGGGGGTTAACTACTATTACAAAACAGATAAAGGTGCATGGCGTACAGACAGCGACACGTTGACGACATACCTGCGACATTGCGGTGTCCTTGCTGCGGAGACGTTCACCGAACGTCTGTTAGAGTTTCGCAACGAAGAAAAGATATTAAACACCTTTGTCCGGGGGCTGTTGTCTTATGTGCAAGAGGATGGTAGGGTACATCCTGAGTTCTGGCAAACAGGTACTCGTACTGGGCGCATGAGTTCCAGCAACCCTAACTTTCAAAACTTTCCCAAAGGAGATGACCGTATCCGGCGGGCCTTTATCCCTTCTGACGGTTATGTGTTCGTCTACATGGACTACGCACAACAGGAGTACAAACTGCTCGCTCATTACGCTCAAGACGCGGCGCTGATAAACGCCATCAAACAGGGATGGGATGTTCATGCTGCCACCGGCTGTCTGTTTGCCGGTATAACAATGGAGGAATGGAGCCGACTTCCTGAGAAGGAAGCCAAAGCGATCCGGCAGCGCGGTAAGACCGCAAACTTCGCTATCGTGTACGGTCTTGGTAACGCCGCACTTGCTAATCAGCTCGGTTTCCCTATTAACGAGCCATTGGTGAAAAAGGCCAACGCCGTATTCCGCGCCTTGCGTCTCAAGCCCTGGGATTTACCCCCTGTTGAAGAAGTGCTGCGGCGTTGTGGCACAGAAGAAGATAGGGAAGCTGTGCGTTACTACTACAGCGAAGAATGTCAACAAGCCCTGTCACAGGCGCAGCAGTTTAAGCAGGAATACTTCGGCAGGTTTCCCGGGATACAGGTTCTAAGCAAAGACGTTGCGGCTGTTGCTAAACGGCGAGGTTACGTTTTTAACTGGGCGAAACGGAGACGCCGCCTACTTCCTGATGAATCGTACAAGGCTCTAAACGCTTTGATACAGGGAGGTTGCGGCGACATACTGAAAGACAGGTTATGGCGGGTACAGGAGTTTTTGAAGGATACCCGCTCTCGTATTGTTAACCTCGTACATGACGAGGTACAGTTCGAGATTCATAAATCCGAGTTTACGGTGGAGTTTATTAAGAGATTAAAAAGCATCCTTGACGACCTACCGTTTAGGGTACCAATTACGACAGACGTGGAATGGAGCAACACTAATTGGGCAGAAAAAAGAGATATAAAGGAGGGCCTGGGGGAAGATGTGGAGCTTTGACGGCATGTCTTTTGATATGCGGGTGAAAGCGGGACAAGACGCCCGCTTTCCTTGCGGCATTTGCGGAACGGAGCTGTTGTGTTTGACCCCTCAACACTTACAGAAACATGGTATAACAAGGCTTGAATACTTGGTTATGTTCCCGGAACACAGCAGTGCTGTGTATTGGTCACACTTAGCTCATTACAAGCCAGCCGCAGACAGGTTTATGGCCGATGTTCGGAGAGCAGAAGAAATCAGAAAGGAGCAAGGATATGATTCTCAGCGGGACAGAAATAAAGAACAGGTTGGGTAAGGACATTATTATATCACCTTTTAGCGAGCAGCGAGTAAACCCGAACAGTTACAACCTACGTCTCGCCCCTATGCTGTATATCTACGATGTGCCTAAAAATGAACCATTAGACCCGAGAAAAAAATACCGCCTGTCTGCTATAGAGATGCCGCCTACTGGACTTGTCTTGGAGCCGGGACGGTTGTACTTAGGTTTTACCGTTGAGTGGACAGAGACGTATAACTTAGTACCTCTGGTAGAAGGTAGGTCGTCTTTAGGGCGGTTGGGGCTGTTTGTTCACATAACTGCCGGGTTCGGCGACAACGGTTACAGAGGTAGATGGACACTTGAGCTGTCCTGTGTCCAACCGGTTGTCGTGTATCCATACATGGAGGTCTGTCAGATTTATTTCCATACGATTGCAGGCGACACCTCTATGCGTTATAAAGGTAAGTATAACGGTGCAGGTACCGTGTTAGGGAGTAAGCTCCATCAAGAATTTAAGGAGGCACAACATGGATCAATTGAATATTATTCAGCAATGGGCGGAGAAGAAGCTGAAAACCGCCCATCTCCCGGAAACGCGGGAGGTGTTGTTGGAGTTGATGGCGCTTGTAGCGTTCTTAAATAACCTACCAGACGAAGAAGATGACCCCGCCCTTTGAGGGCGGGGTTTACTTTATTCTTGCGGTGACTTCGCTAAGATACCAGCAATTGTCCCGAGGGACAAGCTCATAGCTGCTTTTATACTTTCTACATACTCAACAGGCATCTTTCCGCTGGCTACGACCACCAACATGGCTACAAACAGGATAGCCAGAATATACACAACCTGCATACTGGACTTCATGCCTGTTCCCCCTTTCTATAGCGAATAATGGCACGTACCAGCGCATCGACAAGGCGGTCTTGGTACGCCGGGTCGTTTAGCTTCGCTTCCTCTTGAGGGTTGGTTATAAACCCAAGCTCTACAAGGACAGCAGGCATCTTGGTACCTTTCAGCACAGCCAAATCATCTCTCTCCACTACTCCTCTGTTTGCCGCTTTCGTGGCACCCACCACTTCTTGCTGCACTAACTCCGCTAACCGCTTACCGTTCCTACTCCCCTGTGCGAACAAGGTCTCCACTCCGCTTGCTTTTTCGTTTACAGCGGCGTTGCAATGGATACTAATAAAAATATCAGCTCCAAAGTTATTGGCAATCTGGCACCGCTGTGCCAAAGAGGGGTACCAGTCGCTGGCTCTGGTAAGTGTCGCACGCGCCCCTTCTGCGATAAGGCGGCGGTACAGTTTCATCGCCACTTGCAAGTTGATGTCCTTCTCCTCTGTATATAGGGCATCACCTTGCCCGACGCCATCCACAGCCCCGGGGTCTTTACCACCATGTCCGGGGTCAATACACACCGTAAAGCCGGTTAGTTTTTTCACAGTAGTCATAACTCTCCCTCCATTCTCGACAATATTCGCACCATCGCCGATCGGTGCGCCACACAGCACAATACCCTGTGAAACTGCCCCACTGTTCCCAGTAGTAACAGCTTTCGCAAGAGTATTTACCCACGTTTCCACAGCTCCTTTACCAGCTCGAATAAGAAACCCAACAGGGCGAGGAGGGAGGCCCCCATCGCCCCGCTCATACGGCTTTCTATGGTCTCAATACGTGCTTCGAGCGCGTTTATGCGAGCATCGTTGTTTACAATAGCCTGTTCAATCCTCGCCATGCGCTCCCTTATGTCGATAAGACATTCATAGATTTTATCAAACTCCATCGACATCGGTAAACGCCCCCTACTCCATGTAGCTTTGTTTATAGCGGTACTTTAACTGTTCCCGCTGCAGTGCTGGAATTTCGCGTAACGTCGGTACCGGGGTTCCCTCATTGACTAACTTCTGTACGTAGTTTTCTAACTGCCGCACACGGTTGAATTGTGCGTTCAGCGCCCCGGCTTCTGGGCTGTAGTCTTTTACTATAGGCAACATAGGATATGGCGTATAAACCTCTGTGGTTTCTCGAGGGGCATCGTTCTGTAACCCCTTCGCTATATCACGAAAGACACCGAATTGCTGTAACGCATGGGCAAGCCGTTTGTTCATCTCTATGCCCATGAGCGTTGTTTGCTCGTCAGGGTAACGCTCAATCGGCGCCCCGGTTAACAGGGATTGGTTCGTGTATAGCTCCAGCGGTACTTTAGCAAGCGGACTTAAACTGTTCCAGAACGTCTCCGGCCCCATATCCAAAATATCAGTATAAGGGAGACTCAGGCCAATGTACCTGTCCCTATTGTCCTCTGTTTTACCGGGAAGCGGTATGGGTAGTTGTGCCATCAACCAGTCCGGCAGGTTGGACAGGTCTTTGTCGTCAGCCGCAGCCATGTTGTTTAAGAGTTTATAGACAGCGGTATATTTTCTCGGGTCGTTAAGGAAACTCTCAATCTGGAGCGGCACGTTTTTGCGTTTCCATGTATAAAAAGGCATAGCCCTTCTAAGTAGTTGTTTTTCGGCCGGGGTTAGCTCAGTGTAATCGAAATGATACTTAATGGCCTGTTGCGCCGCCTGTTTGAAATCGGCCCCGTTATCCAGATGCGCAAGGAAGTTAACTAAACGCACCTGTCTTTCAATCTGGTTACCGACGTGTATCCCCGCCTTCGCCCACAGGGAGAGAGGGTTCTTCTCCGCTACTTTAGCCAGCTTCGACTTCTTCATGTAATCTATTTCATGCCCCGCTTTATCTCGCAGAGCTTCTTCGAGCGAAGTGGTGTCTGTTTTCAAGAAAGTCGTCTCGACGTTGTGCTTTTGGACAGCGTCCCGTATTTCGTCGAAAGTATACTTCTTACCACCCAGCTCTATTTCTCCCTTAGCACCGCTAACTATTTTAGCGGCGGCTTTTTGGATACGAGGGTCGAGTACCTTAAAGCCGATGTCGAGGAAGTTTTGCCACTGCGCCCCTGTGAAGTTTCTGATATGGTGGATAGGGTTCATCCCTGTAACGGTAGGCTTCCAGATCTTATAGAACGTATCTACGGCCTGTCCTAACAGGGACATGCCCTCGTCCTGTTTCTTACCTCCCGGCTTAATAAGTGCGTCGTAAACCTGTCGTGGTATGCCCCAGACATCAAGGTCAATACCATGAACAGCCAGTGTCTTTTGATCTTCGGGACTTATGGCAATCAGGGCGTCTGAAGTGTTTTCTAACAGACGTTTTAGTGCGCTGGCGGCTTCTTTGGAAACCGGCCGGAAGGCGGACTTGTCGGCAGGACTCAAGAGTTGCCACCGTAACGCCTGTTTAACTTTATTAAAGGTTTCCTTATCCAGCGCCGTCGTATCTTTGAGACCCTGTAAAATATCCTGTATTTCTTTTTCTGCGGTCTCTTTTTTAATACGGAATTTACGCATTGAGTTTATGGCGTCCGCGTCTATACGAATTGCTTCAGGTACTGCCTTACCTTCAAATGTGTCTAATTTTAAGGCATGGCCTTTTTCGACTTTTGTCTTGCTGTTGCGCACGTAATCAAAGTATTCCTGCGCACGTTTCTCTAAATCCGCTGGCTTTATTTTTAACTGTTCTGCCAGAGCGTTCCGCTCAGCCGCCAGCGCTTGTAGTTCCTCCTCTGCTATCTCTTTCCCTTTTTTCGCTTTACTTGCTAACCTTGCGCTTGCTGCTGCGTACTTATACAGACGAGCGTGTATTTCATCGGGAAAGACCGCCCGCACAAACCCGTTCTTTCCACCAAGAGAGATATTGTGTACCAGATCTGGCTCGACTATTGTACCGTTCTCTCTTTGTTTTACTAACTCGTCAAGCGCCGTTAACTTCTGTTCTGTTTCCCCCCTTCTGTTGAGGTACTGCATCCCTTCACGCAACGTATCCTGTGCTTTCTTGTAGGCATTGCGCAGCATAGCGTTGTCGAATTTACCCATTTTATATGCGGTTAAGGCACTGCGGGGTATTACGTTTATATAACCAGATTCTGTAGCACCTGCGCCGCCCTTCTTACCTACGGCGTGAAGTATTCTATCTAACAGCAGACGCTCTTGAACGGCGTTGTGGTGGTCGATAGTGCGGTCAATAAACGCCTTTGCGATGTTTTCCTCTACAACAGGAACGTCATACCTTTCCTGTAGAATAGCGTTTACTGCGTCTATACTGCCTTGATGTTGTCGCTTGTAAGAAGGGAAGTGTTGCACAGCAAGGTTTCTGGTACGTCCACTGAAGAAACGACGCAGCGGCCCTTGACCGTCACCACGCAGTTCCCAGCTTAAAGTATGCGGTACATAATCAGGTAAACGGTCTTTTAACAGGCCCAGAGCTTCTTCAATGTCGGCGTACTTATTACGCATCTCGTCGAACGCAGCGAATAATTGCTGCTGTTTCTTAGTCAGCGGTTGCAGCTGCACAAATAGTCCCTGTTTTTTGTCAATCTCGTACAGGTTATTGGGTATCTGTCCCTTTTTCAGTAGTTCTTTTGTTTTTGCATCAAGACTACTGTGCGACACAATTTCAGCCAGACCAGCTTCGACAGCTTTTTGTGCCGCCGCCGCATCACGGAGACCGCCTTCCAAGTAATACCGTACAGCGTTTAAATCTTCCGGACTGGCGTCTTTTATGGTGTTAAGTATATTGTCAACGTCCCGCACTATCTCGCTGTTTGCGGTACCGTTTTTTATACGGATCAGATTATACACAAGGTCGCCGACCTGCCCAAGCTCAGCAAGTTTCCCCTTTGGGTTAAACAGACGATTCATAGCTGTTGAAAACCCGCCTACTACATCGGCAGCAGCCTGTCCGAGTACGTTACCATTTCGTAACTTCCCCAGGAGTTGTCGGTTAAGGGCAGCTCCCATATCCTGCAGTCGAGCGCCGTCGATTAGCGTGAAGCCTTTTTGAGTAAAAGGAGCATAGATACCAAGGCCCGGCCCGCTTCCATACTGACTTTTCTTTTGTAAAAGCGATATAAGGGCGTCTTTTTCTTCCTTCGAAGCGGCACGTACAGTTTTACGCACAAAATCATCTGTAAGCTCCGGCAACACATCAAGCACAGAATCAACATCAACATAATTTAAAGCATAGTCCCAGACTTTCTCTGGATTGATTGTCCCTGTTAGATGCGACGCCCCTGCCTCTTTTAACAGGGAGGGGATTTCTTTTTTAAGCAGGGAAAGTCCTTTTTTCGGGCCGTGCTGTATCAGTTCGAGCGCCTTCGGGACAAGTTTTTCTTGTATAACATTATAGGCGGTATCATCCGTTACATCCAGCAACGCCTTACGTAATGTACGATCCGATACGTTTTTAATAAGTTCGTCCTCGAAACCCAGCGCCTTCGCAGCACCGGAACGCAGGGCGGCTTCAGCAGCTTCCCGGCCCAAGGTCTTACCTGCACCTGTTACAGCGCCTTTCAAAAAACCTCCCGCTCCGAAAGTAACCCAAGACAGAGGGTCTCCCAGTACGTCTATAGCAAAACCACCGAGACCTCTGCCCCACTTATTACTGACCCCCATACGTCCCAGCACGTCGGCGCCTGTAACTTCTTCCTCCTGTGTCCACCCTTCTTTCAGCCCTTGCCAAAACCCGTTCTCTCCTGTTGCGACATCCTCAATGGCATTGAACACAGCGTTGCGGGGTTTATCAAGCGCCCCTAAAACTGTAAGCGTCTTTTCTAACCAGCCTGTCTTTTGTTCCGGCGCAGGCGGCTCCACTCCGGCGGCTAAAAGACGAGCGCCGAGATTTTGCTCTCGGCGCAGCTGGTTATCGAATTGGTTTTCTAACAGAGAAGATTCTTCATCGAAAAGCGGTGTGGTTGGCGACCATCCGTCTGCCCGATAACTACCAAAAATAGATTTTCTTTTTTTATTACTGAACAAGGCCATAGAACACACCTGCCTTATTTATATAACTTACTATAGGCGGGAATCCTCGGATCGAAAAACGGATTTAGCTTAGGGTATCCTCCTTCCGGAGCAAGTCCATTCATAGAAGGCTCAAATGGTAACGCCGGTCTTGCTTTAACATTTCCGGTGATAGGGAACCCAAAGGCATTGCTCAATGCCGCAGCCTGTTTCGGGTCTATTGCACCAGCACGAACCATTGCGTTTAGTTCATTGGCTACATTACTCGTTGCCGCTTCTCTGGACAGGCCGCTTGCTTGATAGTCGTTTACACGGTTAAACAGCTTTAGTAAATCTGTCGCGTCTATAGAAGCGGTATTACTGTCACCGCCGCCACCGCCACCGCCACCGCCGCCGCCACTTCTCGCAGCAATAAGCGCACGTTGCAGGGCATTATTCAGCTCGGCCGCCTTCTGTTGTTGCTGAGCCTGAAACTCTTTAGCCCACTTCTGGTCAGCAATACTGTCACGTCCGACACCATAATTATAATTTCGACCGTCTCTATAGACATCAAACTGGAATTGATTCTGATTCAGCCAGCGATTGAATGTATTTTGGTTCTGCTGTTCCAAGAAATACGCTTGTCGGAGACGGTCATCTGCGGCGGCTTGCCATGTGTCCAAACCAAGTCTGTTTGCGGTGTGCCAGCGTTCAAGGTCTGACTGGTTCTGTTGCATAGCAAGCTGCGCTTCCGCCAGTTGACGTTCCTGTTGCGCGCGCCAAGCGTCCATCCCCATCTGGTTTTGAGTTTGCCACTGCGTTGTGCGGAGACGCGCTTCTTCCAGCGCGTTATTCGTATTGGCCTGATGTGCAGAAAGAGCAAGTTGCTGTTGCGCTGTCCACTGGTCAAAGTCCCTTCCTGCCAACATATCATTGCGCGATATGGCCTTATCCATAAGCGTATTATACAGAGCCTGCTGCTCGACACCACGTTGTGCTTCAAGATGTGCCATCTGCTCGGCAAGTTGTCGGGTGTCAAGTCCTTGTCTGGCGGCAATAGCGGCCAGTTCACGTGCACGCTCTGCATAGACGTCTGCGATTTGCTGCTGATACGGTTGGGCCGCCCTGTTTGCTAAAGCCATCGCAATGGTACTGTTTGACAGACCTCTGGCGTTCGCCATTTCGTTTGCGGTAGAGACGCTTTGTTGCGCCTGTTGCTGTAAGTCTTGTATTGCTCTTGCGTAGGCAGGATCAACACCTGCCCGCTGTAACTCGTAACTGAGCTGTGCCTGTTCTAATTGCTGCTGCAAGCCCCGTAGCGCGGGATCTACTTTTAAACCAGCTTCCAGACGCGCACGTTGCTCAAGCTCCGCTGAATTCACAGTCCGGTCTGTTGGAGTAAAAGGAGTGGTACCGAACGGTATATTAACATTAACAGAAGGAGCTTCACTGAGACGAATATCTGGTGCTGCGCCCAGCGTTACGTCACGCAGCGACGGAAGCGCTGTCGGCCGGTAATACCCCTGTCCGTCGTTGCCAGTAGAGGGGTAAGTCAATGTAGGAGGTACAAGTCCACCGGGGAAATAGCCGGGAGCCTGTGCGCCACCAGAAACAGGTGCCGGCGCCTTGGGTTGTGCTTGTGGCGCTACTTGTGGCGTAACCGCTGGTGGTTTTGTCTGCGGTGTCTGTGCAACCACTGGCGGTTTTACCTGCGGTGTCTGCGTAACCACTGGCGGTTTTACCTGCGGTGTCTGCGTAACCGCAGGCGGTTTTACCTGTGATGTTGCTGTAATTGTCGGCGCAGGTACAGGCACAGAACCGAATACCGGGGCCTGTGGAGAAGGTTTAGGCATAG